TGCCACGCAATACCTACCAAGGACTCACACTGAGGACAGGAAGGTTAGGGAATCTCCAGGCTCGAATTACTTCGAAAATGTGCTCAAAAAATCTTCAAATCACCTCGGACTGCGGAAGCTGGGCTAGCCATTCGATGGAAGAGTCATGGATGTAGCTGGAAGATAAAGTCACCGACCCCTTGCCCGTGGCACCAAGCTGAACGTTTGGGTCTTCTGTTATCACAAGCGATTTGGTTTCTCCAATCGCCTTCTTTTCGTCATCCGAAAGTTTCTCGGCATTATTGCTCAGCAGCTCAGCTGCAGCGGCCAAAGCCGCGCTAGCTTTGCCTCGGTCGTCAGCCGAAACGGTGGCATCGTAAGTAATCGGCACGTTTATGCCCAGAATGGTTATCGACGTCGCCGGCGATGCCTGAGCCGACGGCCTCTGGGCCGCTTGCGCCTGCGCCGGTTGCTTCCCCTGGGGCTCGCGGATCAAAACATGATCGCCGTTGATCGTAACCCAATGATCCCCCTGACCATCACGGTCCGAGTCGGCCCGTGTAGGAAATTCTTTTTGCGTCGGAGGTGCCACCAGCGCACTTGGCTCAAGCACCGGAGCCGGGGCTGGCGGCGGAACGACTCGGCGTCCATGCACGGGGGGCGTCTGCTGAATCAAGGAACCAGTCGATGGTGCAAATTGCGCCATCGCGCGTAGATGCGCTTCCGCATGCGCCCGCACGTTGGCGAACCCTGCCGGATTGGTCATCTTGGCCGACTGCCCGGCCTCCGAATTGGCCCAGCGCTTGCACTCCTCAAACTCCACCGCATGATTATCCATCAGCAAATCCACCGCCACCGATGGCAGCACCACAATTCCACCACCCATCGGATTGTCATCCCGAGCGGAGGTCTGCGCATTTTGCAGACCGGAGTCGAGGGATCCCGGCTGGGACCCCGCGTCTTGACCACCACCCATGCGCAGCTGAACCACAATCGGCGCGCTCCCCAACAAAACCTGGATCTCCCGCAACTGCTTATTCCGCGAGTCCTCGCCCGGAATCACCAGTTCCGTCAATCCCAGCACATTTTTGATATACCCAAGATTTGCAGGCTCCGACAACGCCTCTTGAATCAGCGGATCCTTCAGCCCAAACAACTGTTGCAGCACGCCGCGCTGCTGCGACTTCAGCCGCGGGAACGTCTCATCCGCCTCTGGATGCACGCAAATATTCCCTTTCAAATCGCCCACGCGAATCATGCGCGCGTCCAGCGTCCCATCGGGGCCCAGCAGCGGCACATCGACGTCTTCGGGCCGGTTCTTCCGGAAGCAGTCCACGCCCAGCAGCATCACTTCACCATAAAACTGTTTGAGCCGTCGCCACACCAATCCCAATCGCCCCATGGCCTGGTCGCGCGCCATTGCGTAGCCACTCGCCGTCTTCACATCGTCCATGTTTCCGCCAAAGACCGCGGGAAACAACCCTGTCAAGAACTGCGACACTGGGCCAATCAAATCCTGCTGGTGGCGGATCATGTCTGGAGGCACCTGCGCCGGCGCCGGCTGGAAAAATCCTGCCGCTAGTGGCTGGCCCGGCCGTGCGCGCGCGGGAAAATGTGCGGCTGGCTCCGCCACCTGGTTCGCCAGCGCATCGAAGTCCAACACCTGCGGATCGGCGTAGATCGGAGGAATGCCGTACTCATACGTCTCCGCCTGCATGTTGCTCAGCGTGTTGTAGCGTTCCTGCACCTGCACCAGTGAATCGCCCACGCTCGGGCGGTTCTGGCCGTCGCCTGGCAGCGCGTGCAGCACCCGCCAGTGATCGTCCATGTTTTCGTTGCGCGCTTCGCAGTACACATCACCCGCAAAGCCCACGTAACAACCATCCGGGAATAGCGCCAGCAGTTCCTTGCGCACCTCTTCATTCTCGATCCCGTAGAACGCCCACGGCCGAAGCCAGGTGCGGTCAAACGTGATCAGATTCATCAGCGCGTCGCCGGGATGAATCGACGGCAACCCTTGCTCCACGCTCAATCGTGACACGCGTGCGTACACGTCCTCGGGGCCTTGCGATGGCGCCGCCTCGATTTTTCCGGCGGCCAACGGATACGCCGACTTCAATTTTGCGCGGTGCACTTCCGCCTGCCATTGCAGGTAGGGATACTCGTGCATCTCGTTTGCCCAGACGGGCGTATTGAGTTCCAGCCCACCGGCAATCGAAATGACTTCCTGGCCGTTGGCCACACGCCGCGTCTCCACCACGCGCGGCACAGTCACTCGCTCTGCCCTCCTTAGATCCTTTTCGCTCAACTCCGCCCCGCAACCCGGGCACACGCTCGTTGCGCCAATCGCGTCTTCCCCCTCATTGTCATCCCGACCGGAGAGCCGCGCCTTTTGCGGCTCGGAGTGGAGGGATCGGGGCAAGTTCTCCGCGTCTTGAACAGCTTCCTGATCGCTGATATCTGATCCCTGATATCCGTCCTGAACTCCCTGGCTTCCCCCGACCGGAGTCTCCCTTCCGCAGGAGGGGCAAACCCAGACGTCCTCTCCCAACGGAATCTCCACCGCCGCCAGGATCTCTTCCTCGCGGAATCCGAACCGTTGCCCATCCTTCACGTAGCGTACGTACGCGCCCAGCTTCCCATCCGTCCACAAGAAATATCCGATCGACGTCAGCAGATGCTCTACATGGTTGTTCCGTTCGACGAGCTCCGCCACATCACTCGCCGCGCGCGCCGCGGCAATATCCACCAGCGATTGCGCCGACTGCGGATAGAACCGCACGCTCGGCACATCCTGCGAAAGCACGGCCACAAAGGACAGCCCAAAGCCCTGATAAAAATTCGTAACGAACTGATAGCGCGGCATCTCTTCCAGCGCGCGGTCATCGTTGAACTTCTGCTCGAAGGGCAGGTGCCAGTTCATGTCATTCGGGTTCCACCACGCGTACTGCAAGCCCTGCCAGAAAAGTCGCGCCTGGCGGATCCGCCGGATCTCGTGCCGCCGGGCCGTCACGCCCTCTTGCCGGTACTGCCGCACCAGCTCGCGCAGGGCGTTGACCAGTTCGGGCCGCTCTTCCTCGAGCCTCTCGAAGTTCGGTCCCAGTGCCGCCGCACTGTAGCTCACCCCTTCAGGGGTGAGGACTTTCCTGGCAAGATCCGCCACGTCTCCCGCTCCCGCATTCCCGTCCGCCGGCGCGGTCATCCCCGGTTCCCAATCTGTCATCGCATTGTCAATGCCGTCTCTCATGATTTCTTCTCTGTGCCCGTAACACAGACACTCTTGTTTACCCTAAGCCCCGAAGGGCCTGTGCTCTTGGGTTTTCTTCTCTGCGTCCTCTGTGTTCTCTGCGTTAGTTCTTTGCTTTGAATCTTCGCTTCCCCCGCCCCGTCACCCCTTCATCGCTTCCAACTCATTCTTCCTCTGCACCTGTTGCCACGAACGCTTCCTCAACCGTGGCAACTCCACCGGCTTCACCGGCTCCGCAAATTCCACCGGCGGGAATCCCGCTGTCCCCAGCAGCGAATTCAGCAGCGCGCGGTTCTCCCCACGCAGCCGTGCCACTTCCTCTTCCAACATCCCCACATACCGGGTCTTAAGGAATCTTTTCACTAACTCCAACATCGCCTCACCCATGCAGCTTCAAACTCAGCCTTCACCAGTTCCACCGCCGCCGCGGCAAGCGCTGCGGCCCGAATTGCTTCCGCGCCTCCGCCTCCAACCTCTGAAACTGGATGGCCCGCGATGTAGCGTCCTCCGCCGTAACCTGGCGCGCGATCTGTTCGCCCAACGGCATTCCTGGCATGAACCGCACCTGAGAATAAAGGGGCGGAGCCTGCCCCGCCCCGGGTCCGCCTCTGGCGGAGGCCCCAACACCGGCGTATCTTGCGCCGGGAACTATTCCATAGCGCGCCGCGTCGGCCGGATCATCGCCTTCCGCCTTGCGCACATCCTCGACGCGCCGGGTGTCGCGCACGAGTTGCGGCAAGCACTCGATCAACTTCCCGCAATTCTCCGTGATCACCCAGGCGTCCTGCTCCAGAAGTTGATACATCAACTGCCATCCGCCAATCCGGTCGTCATCCGCTTGGGAAGGCCGCGGCAATCCATTCGCCGCGAGCACCTCGCCCAGTTGCTCCGCGATCGAAGCCTCGCTGGTGCGGTGCGCAAACGCATCCGGCGAAAGGTAAATCTCCTGGATCTTCTCGTCCTTGCAGCGCTCCGCAATCGCCTGCCCCAGCATTCGCGGCGACAATCCGTTCTGCACGAATTCCCGGTACGTCACAATCCGGCCCGTGGTGCCATCCTTAGCTCCGTCAGCGCCTAACCCAAAACTGTCATCCCGAGCGGAGGCCGCTGCCTTTGCGGCCGCAGTCGAGGGATCCCTCTTCGCTCTCGCCACTCGCCACTCGCCACTCGCCACTTTCTTCGGCATCGCGCAGTGCCAGTACACCGCGCTGGGATGCTGGAATCCCCAGTCAATCGAAATCCACCGCGGCCACCACGCCTGCATGCCGAGCTCTTCCGGCCGCGCCGTGTGCCGCCCAATCTCAAACAGGTCGAAATACTGCCCCGAGAGAACGTCCCAGTCCCCATCCAGAAAGGCTTTCCGCAGTTGTTCCGGCAGAGCTTCCAGCGTCTTCCGGTAATTCAGGTCGTTGGCGTAAATCGGGTTGTCGGCAATGCGCGCGCGTATGAAATCGTAATCCCCCCGATCGTACTGCTCCGGCCGCTCGAATCCGGGCGGCGGCGTCTTGTCCACCCACAGCGCTTTCACCCAGGCATGGCCGATGTTGCCTGGGTTCGTCGCCCCCGCCATGCACGGAAAAGTCCCGGGAATGGGACACCGGTTGCGGGAGGTCAGGAATTGCCATTGCTTCAGCGTGAAATGCGTCAGCTCATCAATCCCGATGAACAAAAACTCTGCGCCCTGGTATTGATAAACATCGTTCTCATTGCGGCAGTATCCGAACCGTATCGTCGAGCCGTTCGTCAGAGTGAGAAGATGCTTAGCTTCGTTGTAGCTGCGGTACTCGCTCCGGGGCACGTGCCGTCGGAACTGCGCAATTAGCGAACTCTCCAGTTCCGAGTACGTCCTCCTCAAAAGCAGTGAATCGCTGCCGCGATGCTTTTTGGCTTGGACGAACGCTTCCTCAAGCAGAGCTCTTGTCTTTCCAGGCCCCGCCGCCCCGCCGAACAGCCGGTATTTTGCCTCTGAGTCGTGGAACTCCTTCTGCCGCGGAAACGGATCGTAGGATTTCTTCGGCTCGCGCTGTATAGCTTTCTCTTGCCGGCCCTCTTTCAGTCGGCCCGATATACGCACCGCCTTTTGGGTATCTTCCCGTGTTCGTCTCTTCATTCCGCCTTTTCGCCGGTTGCCCACTTATCCGCATTCGCGTGCGCTGTCAGGTGGCACAGCCACTCCTCGCTGTGCACCTTGTGGTTGGCGCAAACGCTCACGCTCCGCGCAATTTCTTCCCGACGAAAAACGCGGCGATCCCACCGATCAATGCTGCTGCGGCTCCCCAGTGATGCAGGCTCAGAACGATCCCTGCCACCACCGCACCCACTCCTGCAATCTGCGCTATTTCCCCGATAAACACTACTTTTGCATTCGCCATTTCTTCCTCCTTAGTCCTTTACCGCTCTCGGCACGCAATCAAACAAAGGCCCTGTCTCAGCGGCAACCGCGCGCGCATTCTTTCCGTACCGCATCTCCAGCAACCGCTCCAGCAGGCTCTTTGACGACTTCTCATCCGTTCCGCGCAACAACAACTCCGTCAGCCGTATCAGGTCGATGTTCACGTTCACCGCATCCACAAACCCAATCCCGTCTTCCGGCAGTGGTACTCCTCCGTCCAGCGTGGCCCGCTCATTCCACAAGCTCTCCACCGGACCGTCTCCGCCGCCGTTCCCCTTCTTCGTGCTGCTCTTTTCCTTTTTGTGGGGAGGGCGCCTGCGCTTTTTCACCTTCGTCTTAGCCAGGTCAGCGTCCGTCTTGTGGTCCGCAGCGTGTGCGGCGGAGGTAGGCGCACTCCCGCCAGCGGTTAATCCACGTCCGGCGTCAGACCCCGCCAGTTCTGTCAGCAAGTTGCAACTTGCCCGGCGATTCTGCCGGCGCACTCCCCTGCGCGTCCGGGATCCTCCTTCGACGCGCACAGTTCCGGAGAACGTATCCGTACCCCGGAAAGCCCTCATCGTGATCGTTTGCGGTTGTGCCATTGCTTCCTCCACTTCGCCGGCCTGACCGCACACGGCGCCTCGTCACCGCACAAATGCTCCACACCTGCCACTGGCGTTGAGTTCACCAAAGTTCCCAGCATCGCTCCGAACATCGCGTCACCATGCCGGCGGCAGAATCCCGATTCCCCCTCCGCCCTTCGGACACACGGTATCCAAGCCGTTCGCGACCCTGCGATCGGATAAAATGCCATGCACTTTCTCATCGGATTTGACGGCGAGCTGCGCCGTTTTCCCTAGCGGAACGCTGGCATCGTGAAGCCCAACCTCGCTGCTCTTCCTCTTGGCGCTACACCGCCAGTTCCTCCGCCAGCAGGCGCGTTCACAAAATCGTCCATCACCACCAACATCGCCAATCCGCGCGCGCCAAAATCGTGACTCCACTCAAAGTCGTCCCAGCCCAGATTTGGAACGGGTGGGGGCGTGTAGGGCAGGCGCTCCGGCTGCTCGTCTTCCGCCGGAAGCGCTGCGAACCCCGCGAACGCGCGCTGCCAATCGGTTTCGTCCCATGCCCGCCCGGGCACGATGGGGGTCAACCCGGTTTCCGCCTCGCTGGTCGCTTGCGAGAACCGCGTGCCCGCAAATCGTTGCCAGTCCACTTCATCAAACGCCGCAGGCGGCCGCCCCAGCAGGACCCACCGTGCGTCGAACTCTGCGTTGGCTTGCAGCCCCGCGCGAAATTCAGTCGCTTTGTACCCGCACAATTCGTCGTAGAAGAATTCCGCTTCCGTCGGCAGCGGTGGGAGCAGAATTCTCCGCTCTTCCAAATCCAGCAAGCTCACCGGGATTTGCCGGTTCGCAGGCGCGGGCTGCACGGTCACTTCGTTGTACAGCCCCGCAACCCATGTTGTTGCCGCCACGCGCTACTCGCTGAAGATGATCTTGAAGTTCACCGGGACCGATGTCCCCGTCGACTGGCTATCCAGCACCAGCAGGCCGTTCACGGCAGTGTTCGCGCCGGAAATGCCGATAGCCTCGTCCACGGTGAACGCCGCCCACAACCCCGTTCCGCGCTGATTGAACGCCAACTGGATCGCTGGCACTGCATTCAGCGCTCCGGTCCCCAGCGATGGCAGCGTCGACGCAACCGAGGCTACTGCCGGTGCATCCGGCACCAAGGGCGCCGCGGTGATCGCCGTTCCCGAGGCATATGTGCCCAGTGATGTCAGCCGGTGGAGGCGCAGCCGGATCGCATTGTCGGCGGGCGTGGCGTACGATCCTGCCTGCAGTTTCTGCACATACGCCCGCAATCCGGCGTTGGCGCTGGCCGTCTTCAAATCCGCCAGGAGCGTGTCTGTGTTCGCCGTGGCGTTGGTATTCTGTTGCGAGGAAACCGCGTAATAAAATGGCACGTCAACTCTCCTTTGTTCGCTTCAATTCCAATTCTGGCAACGGCATGCGCCCATATCGCTCATCGCATGCGTCGCACACCACAAGTACTTCCGACGGCGCCACATGCGCGTAGCTTTCCATGCTTACCCAGCCATAGGGCCGTCCGCAGATCGTGCAATAGGCGCGCTCCAGCGCCAGCGCCGGGTGCGTCACCCTTCCCGCATATCCTTTGAGCCTCGAATCCATTGCAGCGGCAGTCTCCCTGCTTTCTCCGCGGCGCTCTTCTCTGTGTCCTCTGTGAACTCTGCGTTAGTCTTTTTTCCGGCCTTCTCTTCTCCGCCTACTTGCGCCGGAAATACGCCCAAGCCAGCGCAAAATCCAATTCACTGCGCTTGGGCGGATCGCCTATCCAACCTGCAAAAAACCTCTCTCGTGCCTCTTCCATCCTCCGGTCTCCATCCGGAATCTGTCCGCAGCGTGGACAAAACGTCACACAATCCTGCTGCGTCGCCGCCTGCTGCAATCCGTCATGCCGCAGGACTTCCTCGACCGCGTGCGCCGCTTTCTCCCACACGTGTGTCTGCCGCATGCGCCAGAATCGCCAGCAGAATCGCATCCATTCCTGCACGTCACACTCCCTGAGCGTCAATTTCGCTGATGAAGAGCACACCCGTCCCGCTGCTGACGATCGCGGCCAGCGTCGTGTTGGTGTCGTCTGTGTAATGCAGGTAGTCCAGCTTGGCCGCCGCGGGATGACTGTTCAACGTGGCTGTCACACCCGTTGGCCCGAACTGGAAGAACAGATCCACGCTGCCCCACAGCCGGTAGTGGCGGCTGGGATTG